GAGTCAACAAAACCTCCTTTTTCAGTGAGCTTGGCGCCAGCGTCAAAGATGACATCTCCAAGCGTGGTCATCAACTCCTCGGTGATCGGCAAGACATTAGTTGTCAAAAATCCGAGGGCGTCGGTGACGGCTGGAATAAATCGACCGCCGAGCGCGTCCATTTGCTCCCCGAACTGAATCTGAGCAGTCAGCAACTTGCCGCCCACACTGTCAGCAAGTTCTTCCGCAACAGGAAGGTACTTCTCGTTTGATTGCTTCAAGATGTCGGTGACAGTGGCGCCCTTCTCAATCGGTCCGATCAGGGCGGCAAGTCCGCGTGTTGAGCCGTTTGCAGCCTTGCCGATCAGCGCCATCACGTCTGCCATATCCCTGCCGGTCACGGACGAGATCGCAGCGGCAGCGGCGTTCGCCTTTAGCAAAGTATTCTGGCCCTTGAAGAATCGTGAGCCTACTTCTAGGCCGGCGCGAACATCATCGTCGGTCTTGCCGAATCGCTGGAATGCTTTGATTTGTTCTTCAATCTTTGGTGCGATCCTGTCCAGCTCAAATCCTCGCGCCTTGAGCGCGGCGTTGGTCAGGATGGTTGAACGCTGATCCTCAATCGCGCCCTTTACGCTTGCCACCACAAAACCAGCAAGGGCAGTGGCTGCCACGACTGCACCGGCGGCGATCGCCTTGAATGCAGCGCCAGCCGAACTCTTGAGGCTGCCGAGCGCGCCACCGATTTTGCCGATCGGTCCGGTGGCAGCATCTTTTGCCTTGATAACGAAGTTAGCGGAGCGATCAGCAGCCATCAGCGTTGATTCCCTCTCTTGAACTTCAAGATGGTGGCGCGGAAGGCGCCGTCATTTAGGAACTTCTCCGTGGTTGCAGAGAAAGCTTCCATTGCTCGCTCGATTGTACCCGCCTTTTTGACCGTATCCGAGACGAATGGTCGCGCAGCTACTGGACGCACTGCAACTGATCCTGACTTGGTTCGCCGCACGCCGCTTCTGCCTTCCACAACAAACCAGCCGTAGAACACTCCAGACCGTCCACCTTTGATGCCGACGACCGCGCCTGGCTTATTGAATCTCACGCCGCGTGCTTTGACGTTTTTCTGCAGCCTGCCTGGCTTGGCCGTCGTCTGCCCGCGAGGAGCTGCCTGCCTCATCGGCGTAAGCATCGTGCGCGCTGCGTTCAACGCAGCGATGGATTGCATCCGCTTGAAGCCGCTCGGATTGTTCGCCTGATAAAAACCGATCAGAAGATCATCAAACGCTTTGTCGGTTTGAATTTCTAGGACTAGCGAATCGTTAGCGGCCACGACGCTCCTTTGGCTGTAGGTCGGACATCAGCATCAGTGTACGAAGGAAGTCTCCGCTTTCCCACTGCAACACCTCGTGCGGTGGGATGTGGAACTTCTCGGCAATGAGATGCGCTGCGATCAGCGGGTGCGGCTTGAGCGAACGACCCGCCGCCAGCCGCTGGGCGTCGAGTCTTATCGAGGGGGGAGTGCTGCGACTGCCTCCGACCACTTCTCAATCGTCTGCGTCAGCGCGTCCATTGGGGAGTCAATGATGCTTTTCGCCGGCTCACCGTCGTCGGTCAGGAAGTTATGCTTCGTGATCAGGCGCTCGATCGCCTTCATCGCGCGCTCAGCGTCGCCGCTTTGCAGGTCAATAAGAATCCTAGCTGGAACACCTTCCGCCTTCATCGTGGCTGTCCAGCCGTCAAACGGCGCGGACAGGGTGACCTCAACGGTGCGGAACTGTGGCTTGCTCTGGCTCATCTAGCCTCCTCCTCTTCTACTAGGTTGAACTTACGGCAACGCCGCCAAGTCGCTGTTCACGACGATGCGAAGGCTCTTCGCGCTCACTGTGTCGTAGACCAGCGTACCAGTCACGGCCATCGTGGTCAGACCATCTTCGGCGCCAGCCATCTGCTGAACTTCCGTTGGGACGATCATCGCAAGGATGTGTGCCGAGTAGGTGCCGTTGCTCCAAGTCAGCCGCACGCCCTTCGGCGTAGCTGCCTTGTATGCGTCGTACCACGTAGAGACTGCACTCGCGGTGCTGCTCACTGTCATCGTCAACGTGCCGCTGAATGGGTTGCTCTCGCTGTGCGTGCTGAATACGGTCGTGCCTGCGAGGTACGACTGGCGCGTGATCCCTGCGTTGAACTCCAGTGAGAAATCAAGCAGGTACTCGTATGCCGTGCCGTCTGCCGTGCCTGGGAAGGTTGAGCCGTGCTGAAATGCGTTCCAAAGGCGTCCCGACATAAACGGCGAGGTTGGCGTGCCTTCGGCGAGCGTCGCGCTGTTCTTGGCGATCTGCTGCGCGAAGAGATTTGCACTGAGATTCGTGAGTCCGTTGCGGTCGGCCGCAATCGTGATTGACTCAGCCAAGCAGTAGTTCGCGGCGTATGCCTGCGTGCCATCCGTTGCGATCAACGTGTAGGAGGTCGGCGAGTTTGCCGCTGTCATCGAGTAGTCGTAGTCCCACTCGTATGGCGCAGCCGTGCCTGAAGGCGTATCGGTGCGCGTCATTGAGAGCCAGAGTGGAAGTTCGCCGACGCTCACGGCAGGGACGGTCGCGCTGAGTGTTGGCTCAACGGAGACGATCGTGCCGGTGGAGCCGATGAGCGGGTTGCGAAGCGCAACGGATCGCTCGGTTCCAAGTTCAATCGTTGTGCCTTCGGAGATGACGCCAGTTGGCGTCACGAGCAGCTTGCGTCCGCCGCTGGTCAGCGTCGGGATAGTTCCAGGCGTCGCCTCCTTGAAGGCGACCAGTTTGCTGAACAGTACGTTCCCTGCGGATGCGGCTGGCATTAGTCGTTCTCCTTGTCTTCAGCCGCTGGTGCGGCACGCTTGGCGATTCCTGCTGCGATCCAAGCCTCTGCCTGAACCACAGGTGCGCTGATGATACTACCGTCGGCAGGCAGACCAGCCACAAACTCTCCCTGTGGGATTGAGCCTGGCACGAACTGCACGTCAATGTGGCTGATCACTGGATAGGTCAGAGGCTTCTTCAGATCAGGCACTGGTGGCAATCGCCTCCACGCTTGAGACTTCAACCGTTGCCGTGATAGTCAGGAAATCTGCGTCGCCCCACGTATCGGTGCCGATGTTGGTGGAGGTCACGCTTGCCTGCGCCACCCCACTCGCATTGTCCAGCGTCACGCCGTCAATAAAGGCGTCACGCAGCCACGTTCGCCACGTCATCAAGTCCTCATATTTGCGCGCAAGGTCAGCCTGCGGGGTCAGATAAATCACAACATTCAACGTCAGCGTGATTTGGCGATTTGAGGCGCCGTAGGCAATCGTGTCGTCGCCTGGGATGATCACGGCCGCAGGCGCAACGGCGATGTTATCTGGAGGATATGCGTGAACCTTTCGCAACGCATATCCGACTGGTGAGGGCGTGCTTTCAAGATGCTCGCGGACCGCCTCGATAACGGTCTTATCTGCAAAGCTCATCTGATCAGCGCCGCGATCTCTTCTTCAGTCAGGCCGAGCGCCGCAAGTTTGGCAAGCACAGAAGTTCTGCTTTCATCGACTGGCTCTACAGAAGATGGCGTTGGAGCAATCCAATTTCCATCTACGCGAGTCCAGCCAACGCCAATGCCAGGGAGCGCAAGTTCTGCTGTTGTTCCGTCTGGAGGAGTCCAGTCAGAAACCCCATCCCACACAAAAACATTTACAACTGTGTTGTCTTTGATCAAGAAGTATGTATTCATTGCAAAATCCTAAACTGAGATGACAAGCACATAGCCGCCGCCACCTGTTCCGCCAGCTCCCGTTGACCAGGTACCTCCGCCAGACTCTACTGCTGCGCCACCGCCGCCTCCGCCGCCACCGAGGTATCCGTTGCCCCCGGCACCGCCATTTCCAGCTGATCCGCTACCTCCGCCTCCGCCGGCATTTCCAATTCCAACCGTGCCTGCGTTCGATCCGGCGCCGCCAACAGTTCCAGCAGTTCCACCAGCAGCCGCAGTATCTACAAGTCGACCAAATCCTCGGCCACCTGCGCCGCCTGCCATTGAGTTATGCGTTGAGTATTTTCCGCCGCCTCCGCCGCCACCTGCTGCACCAAACTGATTGTCAACGCCAGCAAGTGCGCCAGCAGAACCGTTTGCGCTTCTAGCGCCAGCGCCAGCAGAGTACCAGCGTCCTTGAAACCAGTCTGCCTCTGATGCACTTTGACCTATTCCTGTTGTTTGCGGGGTGCTGTCTGTTCTGCTTTGTCGAGCGTAGCCAACAGAAACAATGTTGCCAGGACCTGGCCTTGTGATGGTGGGCGTTTGATTATTTCCTTCAACTGACTTACCGCCAAAACCACCATAGGCTGTTGCAACTGTGCCAAATGTTGTATCGCCACCATTACCGCCGTCTGATCCAGCAAGGGGTGTTCCAGCCGACACGGATGCACCGGCGGTTCCTCCTGCTGCAATCGTGACAGTTACCGTTCCAGCAAGTTCTGTTGCCTTGAACCATCCATTGACTACGCCGCCTGCCCCTCCGCCGCATCCACCGATGTGATAGTTGCCAGATGCCGTACCCCTCGCCCCCGATGCTCCGCCGCCGCCGCCACCAAGGGCAAGAACGTAAACGGCAACCTTCCCTGCTGGCTTTACCCACGAGCCGCTGCTTGTAAATTCTTGAACGTCTGCACCAGCAGCGGCTGCGGTTGCCCAGACTGGAATTCCAGCCGTTCCAACCGAGAGGATTTGATTGGCTGTTCCAATTCCAAGTCGAGTGATGGTTGCCGACCCGCTTGCGTAAAGTAAGTCGCCAGCAGCCGTCGCGGTGTTCTTTGGAATCGCTGTGCCGGCAAGGTCATAGGCTGACTTGACGCTGTTCGGCGTAGCCGCCGTTGTGGTCGAGGTAGACGAGGTTGAGTCAATCAGCGTCGTGACGCCGTAGACGTCGCTGGTTGCCGCCGTACCAGGAGCAGGCGTTGGCGTGATCCACTGCGTGTTGTAGTCAGAAGAGTCAATCTTGGCGAGAAGCTGCCCTGCGGTTCCCCCTACGACAACGCCGGAACCTGCAGGACCTGTTGCGCCTGTTGCCCCAGTCGCGCCTGTCGCGCCTGTTGAGCCAGCGACGCCTTGCGGGATGGAGAAGTCAAAGATTGCCGCGCCAGAGCTGCCGACGTTCGTGACAGTGGCGTTTGAGCCAGCGGTTCCAGTGATGACCGTGCCGACCGCGATTGTCGCAGCCGCACCAGTTGATCCTGTGGCGCCAGTGTCCCCAGTGTCACCCTTGTCTCCCTTGACCAGCACGAAGTCAAAGACAGCCGCTGATGACGAGCCTGTGTTGGTGACCGAAACTGCGGTGCCTTGCGTGACGCTGCCTACGGCGATGGTTGCCGCTGAGCCTGCCGCGCCAGTGGCTCCAGTTGCTCCAGTTGCTCCAGTGTCGCCAGTGTCACCCTTGACGAGTACGAAGTCAAAGACCGCAGCGGAGGAGGAGCCTGTATTGGTCACCGCGACGGCAGTACCCTGCGTGACTGCGCCAACGGCGATGGTGGCGGCAGAACCCGCTGCGCCTGTCGCGCCTGTGTTGCCTGTTGCCCCTGTATTTCCTGTGTCGCCCTTATCGCCCTTATCGCCTTTGACAAGTGTGAAGTCAAAGATTGCAGCGGAACTTGATCCGCTGTTGGTCACCGCAACGGCAGTGCCTTGCGTGACGGTGCCAACTGCAATCGTGGCTGCAGAGCCAGCAGCGCCTGTCGCGCCGGTAGCGCCAGTCGCGCCAGTCGCTCCTGGCACCAACACAAAGTCGAAGACAGCGGCTGAGGAGGAGCCGGAGTTAGTGACAACAGGCGCAGTTCCTGAAGTGGTAGTGCCGACGGTAATCGTGGCGGCTGATCCTGCAGCTCCTGTCGAACCTGTGGCACCAGTGTTGCCAGTGTCACCCTTATCACCTTTGACAAGTACGAAGTTGAATACGGCAGCCGATGAGGAGCCGCTGTTCGTGACGGCAACAGCCGTCCCCTGCGTGACCGAACCGACAGCAATGGTTGCAGCAGAACCAGCAGGACCTGCGGTACCCGCTGGGCCAGTTGCGCCTGCAGGACCTGTCGGACCCTGCGCGCCTGCGGGTCCAGGTGCCTGAACGACAATCTCTGTGCGCGTGTCGTTGATCGAGATGATCTGCTGCGTCAGGTCAACTTCTACGGTCATCGCGTCACCTC